CTTGCACAGAGTAGCCACCCTTCACCAGCACTCTGCCCTTGCGACCTTTGCGCGGATCTTTACTGGGTCCAGGGTCTTTCGGCATGAACTGCCCGAACTCAAGATCATCAATGTACGGAACATTGTTCACTACCCAAGCAACAGTGAACCTTGGCATCTTGGACAACTTCGCTACCTCGCCCTTCGGTGCTGCCTTGTGCCTCTTTGTCAGCGTCACACCTGTTTCTCCCGTTGCGGGTGCGCCGATGCTGACTTGCCAGTTGCCTCGCGCTCGTCCTGTATCGACAGGAGTGCGGCGAACAACGCCAGCAAGAATGTCCAACACAATCTTTCGCTGTGCTAGACTCACCCTCTTCGGGATGTTGTTCACAAATGCTTCAACAGTCCTGTTGAAACCTGAGAGATCAAGTGTGTCGCTCATTGTCGTAGTTGGATGTCATAGGCACAAACACTTGTGCCTGAGTAGAGAGGAGACATAGCAACAATGTCGAACACTTCACTGTCGAAAGTCACTTGCATTCCAAGATCAGGAGTGAACGAAAGGTCTTTCGCTGGTAGCAGCACACCCACATCGCGCACTTGGATCAGATCACCGTCAATCATCCTGTGATCGTATGGTGCAGGAGGAGTGACTTTGACCGTGTAGTTGGTCACGCTGGATTCAGTGGTCTTGCCTGTAGCGGGGTCGTAGACCTTTGAACCTACGCTTTCGAACACAACATCCTTTCCATAGGTGTCTGCGATCTCAGCCACCTTCGTCAGTAGCGTTGTGTCCAGCGTAGTCATGCTCGTTCAACTCCTGTCTTGATGAGTTGTCGAAGCAAAGAGTTCACCAAGCGATAGCTTTTCACTTGCGACTTGCCTCCACCGACATACGTTGTCGATGTTGACACAGATCCCGCACTCACAGTTTCCGAAGAGATAGCACCTGGGTTCGTAACATCAGGTATCAAATCCGTATCAGAAATCTGCTTGAGTGCGAGTTCTGCGCAAGCGTCTTTCAATCGCTGTGGAATCGTCGTCGTCGAGATGGAGTAAATGTCGTAGAGAACAACATAGGTACGAGGCCACTCAAGTGCTTGCGCAAGAGAGTAGCGTGTACCCACCCACCGTGTTTCGTACTTCGTGTCCAGGTACTGCGTAGCCAAGCGCAATGCCTTCTCCTTGTTTGCGGTGCTTGCACCACTCCAAGTAGTCGAAGCCGAATGTGCAGTGTGGTAGGTGTCAGTATCAGCAACCGATAGATAGCTATCAGCGTTCGCCAATCCTGTGCCGTCTTCTACAATAATCGCCATTTACTCGTCCTCGTCCTCTTCCTCTTCCTCTTCTTCCTCCTCCGCTTCCTCTTCAGGTTCGGGTTCGGGTGCTGCGGTTACTTCAACTGCTACAGCAGGTGCGTCCATCACTTCGACAATCTTCTCGCCCAGTTGGGCTTCGTAGTCGTCAGGAACAGATTTCCTCGCGCCTGTTGCGGTTTCAACTGCGTACTTCAAACATCACCTCCTTCGGTGAAAGGTGGCAGACCGAATCCGCAGCAAGTCACTTGCACTTGGATTCGGCCTACCGATAGAAAGGACTAGCCACTGATCCGACAAGCAAGCTGCGAATCAAGAGTCTTGACTCCGTAGAGACAATCAAGAGCGACATGGACTGCCGAAGAGTTGCCTACATAGTAGACGCGAGAACGAATCGCAAGACCCGTCACAGGATCTTGCACCGTTGCAATGTTCGCGCCAAGCTCATTGCCCATCTCGGAGAGCGGAGCCATGACGAGAGCGAAGGCATTGCTGTGGAAAGCAACGCACTGAGTCCCGGCATTCGTCGTATGCAGCGTCACTACTTCGTCATCAACAACTGCCTCTTGCAGACCTTCACCCAGAACGAATGTACCTGAGCCACCCGCAGAGGTCGTAGTAGCAGATGCCAACGCATAGATCTTGCTGTGCCCAGCAAACGAAACACCCATACCTTCTTCGTGAAGTGTTGAGGCTCCAAGCGCATCAATGACAATCGAAGTAGATCCCTTCGCATAGTCAGCAGCGTTGTCCACCGCACCAGCGAGATCACTACTAGGAGTAGACACGGTAGCAGTATCGACATTCTGGTTCGCAAAGACCTCGAAACCAAACTTCCTGCCAAGCGTTCCGTTCATCTGCGTGGAAACACCTGTGTCTCCTCCACCCTGGAACTGCGAGAACGCTTCAAGTTTCAGCAATTCCGCTTCCTCGTTGCCACCGATCATCAGGTGCATATTGCTTGCATCTTGCAGCGGGACTGACTGGTTGAAGAGTGCCTTCCGTGCGTCAGTGATTGTTGCCTCTGTCCAAGGGTCCGGGCCAAGAATCTGATTACCGATCTCGGTGTGCAGCGCAACCAACTTCGTGTCGATGTCGTTTGCAAGAGCATACGCAGCAGGCCGGATGTGATCGGAAATGATCCGCTCACCAGAGAAGGCAAGTTCTTTGTCAGTCAGGGAGAACTTGACTTCGCGCCAGTTGTCGAGAGTAAGCGACACGGTTTCGGTCGTAACATCTGCGGCAGTTGCAGGAGCGTTAGCGACAGAGAAAGTCGAGGGGCGACGAATGTTGATCGTCTCACCAAGACCAAAGGCTCGACGCTCTTGGTCGAAGCCCATGTGAACACGGGTTGCCATACCCAGAGATTTCTCAAGTTGAATGAGAGCTTCCTGAGCGTAGAAGACGGGATTGTATACCCCAAGAGTATTTGCCATCGGAAAGAATCCTAGTTGTTAGAAGAGTTGACTTCCAGTTCAGCACCCGCAGCATCGGCTCGTTCCTTTGCTGCACGGTACTTCGCTGGATCACGGGAGTCCTCAAAAGCAAGGATATGTCTCCCAGTTGCAGACGGGTTTCCCACCCGGTTGCCAGATGCACCACTTCCCGTAGCACCGGATCCAGCGAAAGCAGGAGAGAATGTGTCGTTTGACTTCATCCCCTCAACGAGTTCATCAATACTCATAGGTTCCTGCGAACCTGTCTTCATCGAAATGCGAGGATGACCATCCCGGTCAACTACTCGCGCAACGAAGTTGCCATCACCGTCCTGCTCGACACGGGTGCTGGACTTTACATGGGGCAGAAGCAATTCGATGCTCCCCTTGTGCTTGTTCAATGCCGCAGTCGCAGTTGCCTCGATCAAGTGCTTCTCGATCTGTCCACGCAGATGTGCGCGGTCCTGCTCAAACCCTGCGGTCTCTTTTTCGTGCTTGGTCAACAACTGCTTCTCGCGTCTTGCGATCTGCTCTGCAACTTTGTCTTGCGGAGTCCAGTTGTCCATCTCGGAAGCCTTCTCAATTGCGGTGCGAGCTTCGTCGGCAGTGAGCCCTTCGAACTCCTTCAACCTCTTCGCAGCATCTTGAGAGTTGCCTCGTTCTTTTGAAAGGGATGACTTCAAACCAGCAACATCCTCAAGCGCAAAACCCTCAACGGATTCGACTTGCAAGAGGAAATTGCCATTGTCCATCTCCGTATACTGGCCGCGCAAAGTCTCGTCGAGAGCTTCCCGCTCATCTGCTGTCACAATAGCTTTCATGTCTTTTCACCTTGAGCTTCCCGCTCTTTGTCATGGTTTACTTCGTCCCAGCCACGCATCCACCATTCGGATACGTCCTGGTGTTCTGTTGGCACCTTGCGAGGTTTGTCAGAGTCTCTAGCTACTCTGCCTTCAAAGTGCGCGACCTCTTCTTTGGATAGGAGTTCCATCAGCGCATCTGATCCTCTACAACCTTGCCGTCTTCATCGACGGGCAAGTGATCCTTCGGGAGTTCGGGCAAGAACTCACCCGATACAGGATGGATTCGATTGCCGTCTTCGTCGCGCACAATGGGTTCAATGAAGTCTTTGCGTTCCATTAGATCTCCTCCAAGACGATGTGCCAGTTGTATTCCGCTTCACCCGAGAACTTGAACGGACGGTTCGTACCTTCTGCACGAGGCCAAGTGGTGCGGTCTGTGCCGTATCTCGTCACCTCAACGACTCGGAAGCGTGATCCCTTGCGCACGATGACTTCACGCTCCCCTGGGTTGGAAGAGATCCGATCAACATCAACTCCGCTCTTGGTTGAGTTGCGAACCTCTAGTTGCACATTGCCTTGCCAAGCGTGTCCAGGTTGAGCGAACGAATTCGATTCGGGCAGTTCCACGATGGACCCCAGTCTGTACTTCGCTGCATCTTCAGGTCTAATGTTCTCCATGCCTCTGTAGATCGTG